CACGCTCCTTCCGTATTTGTTTCATGTGTTCGCTCATTTGCTGCCGCACTTCCGCTGTGTATCTGCCTTTCATGGATTCTTTGAACTTAACTCTTTGCTCATCCGTCCACGGTCTACTATTTCGTTTAGGTTGTTCCCATGTGCGGTTAACCGTCCTGCCATCCTTAAAACAGAAAACCATCTCCGATGCGGAAAGCACATCGATGTGGTCTATCTGTTTGTCGAATTCGCTATCGTTAAATTCTGTTATCCCAATTGTTTCAGCGATGAACGGTTTAAGCAAATCCTCTCGAAAGCCAATCGTACCGCAGCCGTTATGCTCGGCGCATCGCCAGTAATGAGCCTTTCCGCTCTCCGAGGTGGCTGACTGTTGTGTAGTTCTGCGGAAATTGCATCCGCATTGCACACATTTAATTCTGCCCGTCATGACGGAAGAGCCTTTACAGTTCGGTTTTTCCCTGCGCTTTTCAGAAGTCTTTGCTCTATACTCAGCCGTCCAGCAATCCCGGTGTCCTGTGTTCGGGCAGTCCTTCGTAATGACCTCGCCATTTTTCAGATGGAATTCAAGCACATACCGCTCCGGCACATTGAGGTAGTCCACCTTGTCAAGAAAAACATCCTCATTGAATTCATCCAGTCCGAGAACCTCAGCACACGCCTTTTTCAGATTCTCATGATTTATACTGCCGCCCACTTTACATCTGCCGCCTTTTTTCTTTCTTGAGCCGCAAGACCAATATTCCATAATACCTCTATCCGTGCGCTTGTTGTGGGCGTAACTTATACCGCAATCCGGACACTTTAGCATTCCGGAAAAACAGGTTAGGTTTAGACTTTTATTTGCCCTCGGTCCAAGTTCTTTACGTCTCGCGATCTCGGCTTGTACATAATCGAACGTAGCTTTGTCAATGATGGCGGGATGTGTGTTCTCAACGTAATACTGTGAAAGTTGCCCTTTGTTCTTTTTCCGTTTTTTTGTAATGGGATCGGATACGAACTCCTTCTGCAGGAGGAGATTGCCTGTGTAGGTTATGTTCGTGAGAACTACCTTGATGTTGGAATCCACCCAACGAAAGCCCTCTCTTGTTGTAATGCCCTCTGCGGCAAACTCCCGTTCCGTTTCCAATCTCGACTTGCCGTCCAGGAAGTTCTGGAAAATGCGCCGCACTATTTCCGCTTCTTCCGGTACGATTACCAATTCATCGTCCTCCCAGCGGTAGCCGTATACCCGGAAGCGTCCGTTTGGTATTCCTTTCTCAAAACGTTTTCTGATACCCCATTTGCAGTTATCCGAAAGACTACGGCTTTCTTCTTGTGCGAAGGATGCGAGGATGGTCAGCATCAACTCGCCGTCACCGCTCATGGAATTGATGTGTTCCTTCTCAAACCGTACCTCCACGCCGATACCCTTTAGGTGCCGTACCGTTTCCAGCAGATCCACCGTGTTCCTGGCGAACCGCTGAATCGACTTCGTGAGGATGATATCGATTTCACCGTTTTCAGCGGCTTCGATCATGCGCCTGAACTCATCGCGTTTGGCTATCCCCGTACCGCTTATTCCATCGTCCGCGAACACGCCTGCGTACTGCCAGTCAGGATTCTTCTGTATTAGGGAACTGTAGTAGCTGATCTGTGCGGAGAGGGAATGGTTCATGCGTTCCGATTCCATCGAGATGCGGGCATAGGCAGCAACCTTCTTCTTCGTTTTTATGGTCGGCACTGCTCGATCGACCCTTGTGATTTTTGCCATGAAATCACTCCTTTCCAACACTATACATCACTCTTTACGCCTTAGAAGTCAACGATATATCGGAAAATAATGTGCCGAAAACTGGCTTGTATTTCTCAAAGAAAATTGTATCAATCTGACGATACTCTACCTCCGAAATAATGCCATCATCGAGCATCTTCCTGGCAAGGTGCATAGTGGTCTGATAGAGTTTTTCATTTCTGAAATCTTCCTTACTCACCGCAGTCACCGCCTTTGAACCTGTCGGCAATGTAGCATTCGTGGCTGCAATACTTCCTGCGCTTATCGCCGTAGATATGGAATTCCTTACCGCAGTGCAGACATCTAAAATCATAGACCGCCTTGCGCTTTACTCGGTCAAGATGGCTGTTCCACCATACGTTGCGGCATTTATCACAGCAAAAGCGTTTTTTCTTTCGCTTTGCAATCTGCTGAATCTCGCGTCCGCAGTTCTCACAGCAGGTTGATTCTCCCGTGAGTTGCACAGAAGGCTCAACAGCGGAAGTCCCGTTGATGTCATTCCTACGGCAGAAAGATTTCACTGTGTTCAGCGATATACCAAGTGCCTGTGCAATTTTGCCGTAACCGTTCCCGGCAGTGCGTAGTTTTATTATTTGTGATTTCTGATTATCGGTCATAATCCTTCGGCTCCTTCCGAGGGATAGGCCTTTTGTTATCTCCCTCACTCACTACCGAAGAATTCAACCCCCATCGTTATGGCACACAAAAAAAGGTCTGCAGGCTCCCGAAAAAGATACCCACAGACCGTCCGTTTCAGATATTCCTTTGTTTTTCATTTAAAGGACACAAGGAACACGAAAAAACCCATTTCTACACAATTTTCATGAACGAATATGGGAATATAAAAAATGTGTATTATATACAGAGAAATAGGAATTTGCTGTTCTTACGTGTTATCGTGTTCCGATTATTGCCATGTTGGAATAATCATGTAATAAAGCAAAAAAATAATGCCGATTAAAGGATTGCCCCCTTAATCGGCATTTTCATTAATGTTTATTCGCTATATTTTATGAAGGCATCAGTAAATCCGGCCGCTTTAATCTTGGCAAGCATGGCATCTGCGTTTGCCTTAACGGTATACGCACCGACCTGTACACGGTAGTATTTCTTCGGCTCAGTCGGTGTAACGGGAGCGGGCGCTTCTGCTGCCGTCAGTCCGGCCTTTACATCAGCACGGAAAGTATCCATACTCTTGCCGTGCTTCGGGAACCAGTTTTTTGGATCGCCATGATTTGAAGCGATACCTTTCTGGTACCCTTCGTAATGACCGACTATATCCTTCTCCGTCAACCCATACTGCTTGCAGAGATAAACACTAAGCTCCACGGCTTCCTTGTAAACGGCAGAAAAATACGAGGAATCGGTCAGGCCGTCCTCGCAGATTTCAAAGCTGATGTGTGTATCATTCGCAGAACCTCCGGCGTGCCAGCCGCGATGGTTCCAGGGCAGAGTCTGGTAAGTGGCGATGCTTCCGTCAGCCAGCTTGCCGATGAAGGCATGAACACAGACCTGCCGTCCGTCTGGATTCTCCTGGTTCCAGTGGTTGTTGTACTGGTTCTTGCCGAGCAAGCCGTCATCGGGTCCTACATAGCGTTTGAGGTTTGGGTTATTCGCTCCGGTGGAATGCACCATGATGCCCTTCGGCGTAATTGTTCTGCCTGCCTTGTAGCAGGCATTATTCGTCAGAATGAGTTTATGCAGGTTCATTTATTTATCCTCCGTTCTGTTATGAAGCTGTTCTAAAATATCTTTCAGCTTTTGCGGTACGGGCAGGCCGATGTGCGCGGCATTTTCGAGTATAGAAACGCCTTCATTGGACAAATAAAAGAAGATGACAGCTGTCCTGATTACAGATCCGTCTCCGATAACGCTTTTGTCAATGATGTGTCCAACCGCAACCAGCGAGAAGATCAGCACCTTTTTGAAAATACCCCGGAAGCCGACCTCGCTTGAGAGCTTCTTATCAAGCACCGCACACATTATTCCGGTTACATAGTCGATGACTACAAATGCAAGCAGTGCATACAAAAAGCCGTCCCACCCTCCCAGAAAGTAACCAAGCCAACCTCCGGCAGCGGCAATTGCTACCTGAATCCAGTTCCAGATTTCTTTCATTTAAATTACCTCTTTCCTTTTTTAATATGAAAACAGCACCCCGAGCCGGAGTGCTGCTAACAGTATTTAATTTATGAGATTACCACTTTGCTTTGCGTGGATTTACCACCGATTTGAGATACATAGTCCTTGAGAAGCGCCTTGCCTTTTCTGCCGGAGCTGTCCAAAGTGAACTCGGTGATGAATCCGCCTTTTCCGAACTTGTGCCGGACGCTTGTTACGGTGCCGGTTTTGCTTCGTCTGCCGTTTGTCTCGACAAGCTCGATTTCGTCGCCGATAATAAGCTGCGGTGTGAAGATTCCGGCAAAGCTCTCTATTCTTCCGCTGATGGCCATCAGCCTCGCCAGTTCATCCGCATATGCCTCAATCTCGGCATTGCCCGTTCCGTCAGGCACGGTTACATACATCGTCTTGTTCTGCGGGGAAACCCACCACCTGTGCGGCGGAAGCGTGACAGAAACCGTTGCGGCAGGCTCTTTGCAGGAAACACAGAGCTTGGCATAGGTATTTTCATCGGAGTATTCCACATCGTAGCTGAAGCAGGTTCTGTCTCGCTCAAACACATAAATCGAAGGCTGTTCAAAACGGCTGTCTGTAATCGGAGCAATTCCAACCGTTCCATCCGTATTCTCACGCATCTGCCAGCCGGGAAGAAGAGAAACAACCTCTTCAATGCCGGCCTGCAGAGAAGTACCGGGTTCAAATGTCAGTCTCCATGTTTTTTGCGAGTTGCCGACGAAGTAGCTCTCTATACCGGACAGAAGCAGTATTGCCTCGAGGTTTTCTTTGAGCGTAGCGTTCATGAAGCTGTTGTTTTCATCAAAGGTCTGTTCCTTAAGTAGCTTGCCGATGCTGTTCCGGGCCGTTACCGATATGGTTTCCTCCGGGAATGCGGTGCTGACACGGTCAATGTAGAATTTTCCGAGAGGGAGAATAGGACTGCTTCCCATTGTGAAGCCGATTTCAAGAATTGTATTCGGCATTAATGCCGAGCGGTGCCTGCCGACAAGCTCACCTCTGAGATTCATAAACGATATACTAAGCTGCGATATCGGACTGTCCTTAGTGAAGGAAATACTGCCGTCAACAAGCGCAGCCGATACATCATACGGCAGCATATATATGACGAACCGATGGGTTTCCTCGCTGCTCCAGAATCCGTATGCCCCGTGGTGAGCCACCTTTTTCAGCTGAGGCCTGCTTACCTCGAAGTCGGCGGATATTCTGCCTTTATCCGTATAGGCGAGATCATCATACAGCCCCATATACGGGAAACATTCATTTGCTTCAACCAGTCCGTCTGAGGTGAGATAAATAAACCGCAGGCCGTTGTCCATCATGTGGACTGCCTGCGGCGAAAATCCCGCGCCTGCCGTTTTGGTGTATTCAAAGGTCAGTCTCATAGCTTAGCTCCCTTCGCCCCTTGACAGCAGAAGCGAGCAGGTGAAGCGGAGCAGATTGTTTGAGGTCTTGAAGGGCAGTTCCAGCTGGTAGCTTGCTTCAATGGCGGCACCGTTTGCGGGCGGGGTGGTAAACTTCAATCCCGGCACTGTTTTGCCGAGGAAGAAGGTCGTGCCGAAAGCCTGCTCATCTCGGGTATTTGTGCCTGTGGTCAGCGCATATGACCAGTTGTACGAAGGAATATACACAAGCCAGTATCTTGCTGGTGTCAAAGCGAATTTCCATACCTGACCTTCTCTTATCATATCCGGCACATCCAACCAAGTTTCACTGTCTAGGGAATACTGTATCTTCAGATTGTCTATCTGCGCCGCAGGGACGGTATTGATTTCAATCTTCATCCGGTTACATTCCTTCGCGGAGCCGAAATCGAAGAAGATAGGATTCGCTTCGTTTACCGTACAGGAGGAAGGATACTGATTCGCCTCGTAGCAGTCCCACCACGCAATAGGATCGCGATAGTTCGAGCCGCTCTTCGCAGCAGTCTTTAAGTTTCCGAAGCTGACATTATCCATTCTGCAGGTGAGACCTGCTGTGTGGTAGTTCTCCCGCATATCGCAGAAGTTGTTCTCATAGTCAATCTCGTAATCCGTTCCTCTTGTCAACGCCACATTGTCAACATATATGGTCTCGGAGTTCGGGATGATAAACGGCGCTTTGATGCTGAAGTCTTTCGTCACGCCGTCACCCGTGCCTATCGCTATCTTTGTTACCTGAACCGGCGGGAACAACGTGTGGTTCGGCAGAGATATTGCTCCGATGCTGTTGATGCCGATGGTTCTTACTGTATGGTTGTTCTTCTCTGTATCAAGCCATGTGATGACAGGATAGTCAATCCGCCAGGTTGTCGGGTTCCGGGTGCAGGCGTCCATATTTGTAGATTTCGTCCCATGTTTGTTTGTTGACAGGTCAGTGGACTTTTGCAGGTTATATCTTGAAAACGCAAAGGTTGCCGGAAACGAACCTGTACCAAGCAGCCACTTTATAACACCGTTCTGATCAGCGGGGGGATATATACCGTTGTCTCCGAAGCCGGTGCAGTTGAAGGTCACATAGAAGGTTCCCCGTATAATCACCACATCGGTGTCAGTCTTTTGAATGGCAATCTGGTTGCCTTCGCTGTCCTGCAGAAAAGCGTGGGTGACAAAGTGATAATAGGTATCGTAATAGGCGGCCAGGAAGCCCACTTCGGTAATGTTATTTCCGTTATACTGGTCAGCCTCAAGACGGATCTCTTTTGTGATATATGAGGTCGGATACGCATACACCGTTTCAATCGTAGTCGGCACCTTTCGACCGACATAGCTGAAGACATCGGTTCGGGTTTCGCTCAGTGTACCGGTGCCTTTTCCGAAGCCGATAGCCTTCAAAGGGTCGGCATAATAGCTTACTCCGCCGGTGTTTGTGAAGTAGTGAAACCAGCGGTTCAGAATAATATTGTAGGCGACGGCCGTCTGCTTCAGTTCGTTTGTCTTGGCATCGCGTACCTCAACATCGAACCGGTTGTGGATGACCGCTTTTTGTTTAAATTCCATGGCTTTTCCTCCTAAATCGGTAATATGCCTACCGGCGGCAGAGTGATGGTGCTTTCAACATTGACCGTAACGCTCTCATTCAGGGACGCATGATGGTCGTTCTTGAGATCGATGTACATCCCGGCGGTCGGAGTCACTGTTGCAGTTTCCCTCAATATGGTCTGTATCGGGAATCCATCAAGAATAAACACGGTCGCTTCAATGGGCATACGATGGCCGCCAATAACCTGCCATGCCTCATGGCACTTTTTTACCGTAATTGTGAAGTCGACGCTTTGTCCCAAATCCTGCGCGAGGGTCAGCTTCAGCTGGTTGCCGTTCTGCCAGACGCAGGATTCTACCGGACGAACCGGGAAGGTAGTGAAGTAATTCTCAAAAGCACCGGGTATTCCTCCAACCGGAAGGTTGAAGGTCATAACAATCTCGCGAAGCCCGATGCGTTCATGCTCGACAACGGCGAGAGCAGGTTCATCCTTTGCATAGCAGGCAAGATATGGCCTGTCGGGTACCGCTGCACCATGTTCAGATAAGACAGGGTAATAATACCGGACCTTGCTCATCCACACCATTGCGTCCTCAGGCCAGCCTTCCGCATATTCCGGCGGCATTGCCTGACCGGCGTAGGTTCGCTCGGAGAGGACATAGTTCATCACACCAGAGTTCTCGGTGAGAAAGCCTACCCTAAAATCGTTAGTACGGAAAACACAAAGAGTTGTGTTGCCGGTCCCGAGTTCCGTGACCTCATTCTCGGTTTCCCAGATATATTCTCCATTGCTTTGCTGGCAAAATGCTCGATAGAACACCTTTCCGTCCCGCAGGTACCCGATGATAAGACCCTGGTCGACTCCCGTGTCGAGCGTCGACTGCCAGCCGCGGCATACGGATATCTGCGATGCGCCTACAGTGAGAGGTAACCTTGTAGAGGCATCGTCCCATTTCTGAACGTAAAGATTGTTACTGTTGTCTGTGAAAAAGATATACGGTGTTTGTTCTGTGAACAGCTCATAGAACCGCTTTTTCGGATTGATGCGCCACTCGCCGTTGAACTCGATAGCAACATCCTTTACTGTGCCAATGCTCCATACAAGCTCCCACTCCTGCTCGGCGAAGGCGGGCATCTTCCGGGAGTAGATATTGCCCGTACCATTGTCAACACAAATGGCATACACAAGGCTTGGCTGGGCTTCACCCGGCAGCTGCCTGACAGCAATATCACCAAAGTTTGCCAGGATATCTTCATGGATCACCTCGGTAATCAGCGTATTGATACTCGCTTGTTTTGCTATGACCTGGATCTGCGGGAGATTATCCGTCGATGCTCCGTATAACTGCTTTAGAAGTTTCTGTTTTAATTCAATCGGAACATTTCTCATTCGTCCACCTCTTTTGCAAGGGTGACCTCGGCCTTGTAATACTCCCTTGATATACGGTTGAAATCGGACAGTTTGGTAATCCTGCCGTAATAGATCTTGTTACCCAGCGTAACCTTCAAAAGCGAAAGCTCATCCTCGGCGGTGAATAGAGCCTGTCTGCCTTCCTCTTTCACATAAACGGTAACATCATACGAGACGGCAGGATTACCGAACCGTGAAATTAGCTGCCTGCCGTCAAGTGTCTTATGGAGGGTGCGGATAACTTCCTGTTTTTCCTTCAGTGAAACGAACGGGGTGATCACAATTCCGCTATCCATATCTTTCAGTTCCGTCATATACGCACCTCACCCCTTAACTGGTTGATGATAATATCTACCACCGATGTCATCTCGTTCTGGTTGTTGACACCTTCGACACGGATAACACCTGTGTGATTAATTGTTTTATCGGCATTGCCTTTGCCGTTTACTGTGGCGTTGACATCAAACTCTGTAGGAATTGCCCTCTGCATATCCTTTTCAACACCGTTCATTGCATCAAGGAACCCGATGCCGATGCCTTCGCCCATATTGCCGCCAATTCCGGCAAACACGGTCGACGGGGAGTGGATGCCAAGCAGCCCTTTCACGCCGTCGACAATCCCGCCGAAGAAGTTACCGACCGAATCGGACAGCCATTTGCCCATCGACTTGATGCCTTCCCATAGACCTTTGACAATATCAATACCAATTTGCATCACTGAACCAACCGCACTGCCAAGCCCGCTGACGATTGCCGCAATAATCTGAGGAAGGGCGGCTAACAGCTGCGGAATCGCCTTAATCAGACCCGCCGCAAGCTGAACGATAAGCGTGATACCCATCTCGATGATAGCGGGAAGATTGCTGGTAATGAATTCGATGATAGTCGTAATAATCTGCGGCAGCGCCTCCATAAGCCTCGGCAGAGCGTTCAAAAGTCCCTCTGCTAATCCCTCGATAATTGCAAAAGCCGCTTCAAGGATTTTATCCATGTTGGCGAGCAGAGTATCCACAATCAGAATGATTGCTTCTATGATAGAAGGTATCAGTTCCGGGAGCGCGTCCGCGATACCAAGTGCCAGGGTAATAATCATGTCGATGGCGGCTTGTATGAGCATAGGCAGGTTGTCAATGATTCCATCCACTAAGGACATAACCAGCTGTATAGCGCCCTGCGTGATCTGCGGTAATGCTTCGACTAACCCTTGGAGCAGGGTGAAAATAACCGAACTGGCCACTTCAATAATCATAGGCAGGTTATCCGTTATGGAGTTAATCAGCGCCATAACGATATCGACAGCTACCTCCATAATCTTCGGGAGGTTCTCAAGGATCATATCCGCTATCCCGCCGATGGCGTTGCCGATTACGTCAGATATCTTACTGAAATCGCCACCCGCTTCATTAAGGCCACGGGTGAAATCACCCAGCAGAGATACACCATCATCGGCAAGCGTCTGCAGCTGAGGCAGAAGTATAGTGCCCATCGCGTTTTTCGCTGCACCGGCACCCGCCTTCAGGCGCTGGACGCTGTCATCGAATTTGCCGAGAGCGTTCAGTGAATCCTCTGACATGACTGCACCCATGCGCTTTGCTTCCTCGGTCAGAGCCGCAATACCTTCGCTGCCCTGAGCTATGAGGGGGTTAAGTTCCCGAGCACTTTTGCCGAAGATCTGCATGGCAAGGGCGTCACGCTCGGTTTCGTTCGAAATCTTCCCAAGCGCATCGATGGTTTCCCAGTATACGGTCTCACTGTCACGGAGCTGACCATTGCCATCTGCCACAGAAACACCGAGTTTTGCATAAGCATCGGCAAACTTAGCAGAGCCGTCCCTTGCACTCGCCATAGACTTGACCTGCTTTGCCATAGAGCCGGTTAATGTCTCCATAGAAACGTCGACCAGTTCGGCGGCATATTTGTATGCCTGCAGGCTTTCAGTCGACATTCCCGTAACCGTAGACATGGTGAGGATTTCATCAGCGTAAGCAGCTGCACCCACCGTCATATCAGTAAGCGCTTTTGCCGCTCCCACTGCGGCTGTTCCCACGGCGACAAAAGCAGTGCCCATTGCAGCGCCTATGCCTTTAAGGATACCTCCGAGCTTTTGAAACCGTCCTCCAGCATCGTCAGCCTTATCTCCTGCGTCCTTCAATTCATCGCCGAACTGGTCGGCCTGCTTTTCCGCATCGTCAAACTCATCGGCAACGCCGTCAAGCGCCTTCTCGTTCTGCTTGAGCTCACGTTCCATGCCGTTGAGTTCAGCCTGTGCATTATTTAGCTGCACCACCCATTGCTGTGTACGTCGGTCGTTCTCGCCAAAGGAATCGGAGGCGTTTTCAAGCGCCTTGCGGAGCATTTCGATTTTCTCTTTCTGTGCGTCGATCTGCTTTGTCAGAACCTCGTTCTTGGCGGTGAGGGACTGGACGCTGTTTTCGTTTTTGCCGAACTCGGACTCGACCAGCTTCATTTCCGAACCGAGTACCTTGAATGACTGGTTGATGTCAGAAAGGGCTTTCTTGAACTCTTTTTCACCCTCGACGTCGATTTTCAGGCCGAAATTATCCGCCATATCTCACCACCTCCATTTGCATAAACGAGCATGAAAAAAGCGCTCAAACATAAATTGAGCGCCTCTTAAAAAAATAATTACATACTATGCTTGGCTTTGATTTCTTCTATATGTCTTTGTTTTGTATCTTCATCTGTTAAAGTCTTAAGTTTTAACTTGGCATAAATATCTTGAACTTCTTCAGGTGATAACTTCTTAGGTGCAGCGGCAATTTGTTTTTTTAGCGTACGCACTAAAGCATTCCTTTTTATAACAAAAATATTTAGAGAATTGAAATTTACTTTTTTGAGTTCACATCTCTCACTAAATATAATGTAGGAATAAAAATAATCGGTATACTTTTTATCTAAATATTCATCCAAAGCAGATATATGACCTTTATTTTGCCAAATGGGATTATAAAATTTGTTCTTCTTCCCACCTTTTAATGACTGAGTCCATGTTCTGCTTTTTTCGTCTCCAAATATCCAACCGCTATAATTCTTAGATTCAAATACATATATTCCCGTAGAATTAACTGCAAGCAAATCAATTTCGGTTGTTGTGCCATCTTTTTGAGGCAAATAAATATTCGTCAGAATATTACTTTCACCTATTTTCTCAAGCATACAAAAAGTTAAGAACTCTCCATAATTACCTTTATCAAAAACGGTCTTAAAAAATTTGTTTCCGCTTATGTTTTGATATTGTGATTTGTTGTATTTTAATCTTGCTGGTATAAGTTTTAATCCAGCACTAGCCGCCACCATCAGCACAAGATATAATAACAGATTCATGTAGTTAACTCCTTTACTAATGTTTAATATAAATATATTAAAACATTTTTATGTTAAAATCTACATAATCTGCTAAATACCTGATGGAATAACTTCGTCTATGAAATACTCGCGTTTCGGCTTTGCCAGACCTTTGAACTGCTTATATATCTCCCACTGGTCGAGCAGATGGCCCAGCGGCATGAGCCAGACCTCCTGCTCTGACCGATGCAGCAGAGTCACGCCGTAAAAAATCAGCCGGGCAAACAACTCCTCGTCGCTTACCCGACCGACACGTTTTTTGAGGACTCGTCCTCGCTTTCTATATTGCGCTTTGTTCCCTTGAACATTGCTTCCATAATGCAGTTCTTATAATCGGAGAGTTCAAGCGGCGAAGTGAGCAGTTCGACCGCATCCTCTGTGAGAAGGTCCCGTTTCTTGGCGGGATTCTGCAGATTGTGTACCAGCACCGACTGGTTGGCAAGCAGCGTAATGAGCCACACGACCTCGTCGAGCGCCATCTCGAAGTTCTCTGATTTCATCAGCTTTTCGCCCAGATTTGAAAGACCGCCGTATCTCTTGGCGATCTCTTTTGTCGCTTTGGTGGTAAGGATCAGTTCGTATTCCTGACCGCCGATTGTGATTCTTGCGCTTCTTTCATCAGTCATCATTCGTCACCCCCCACAGGAGCCGCGAATGTCGGCTCGTAAACCTGTGTGTACCAGCCTGTGATAACAGAAGCCGGAACGCTTGTATCGTCCTCGTTGACTTCTGCTTTCCACGGGTGTTTTCCGGTGCTGTCCGGTTTATTGCGCCGGTAGACCGTACCCTCGATGGTCGGCGTGGAAAAGGTGATGCTGTCGCCCTTCGTCTGCAGGTTGGTCGCCGGGATACCGAACACGACGCGGTAAAGCCAGAAGTAGCGGTATTTCCCGTTTGATTTCTTTGCGCGGAACCCGATGGCAACGGGAGCACCGCCATCCTCGCCTCCGGATACCACGACATGGTTGTCGTCAATCTTTGCCCCGGTAAGATCTTCTGCAGCTGTTGTGCCTATGTCATCAATACCGAGGGACAGCTTTCCGGATTTGAATTCCTTCACAACCTCGGCGGGACTGTCGTCTGCATAAAGGGTCGCTTCCACAAGTTCGACTGACAGATCAGCCTTCATCGCTTTGGCAAGCTGGACGGGAGCACCATAAGTTTCGGCCCCGTTGGCATCTTCTGTTATCTTTGCATAATAGAGCTTATCAAGCCCGATAGTAGCCATTTTCTATTCCTCCAGTTCGTAATATTTCGCCACATCTATGGCGTAGTGATGATAGCCGGTATCATCCTCATGTCCTATATACCGGCGGTCGGTAATAACAAAATCAGCTTGGAGGAGCATCCTCACAAGCTGATTCTTTCTTTGAAGATAGTTGTTCTTGCTGAAAAGAGATACCCTGACTTCGTGTATATCCGCAAGCGGCTTATTATCTCCGAAAACGGCAAAGGTGTCGGCAAGCGGAGTCAGCACCACATATTCATCGGGAGGCACTCCGCTAAAGACGCCTGTTTCAACAGGGATGTTTTCGGCTTCAAGCAGTGTATTCAGTTCGGATAATATACTCATAGCTTCTCAATCTCGCTTTCCAGTTTATTGGTCATAGCCTCGATACAAGCATCCTTTGATTTGCTCTTGGCGGGTTTCAGAAAAGGCTTCGGAGACTGACCATGCTTGCCGTATTCGAGGATGTTTGCAATTTTGGCATTGTTGTCGCCGTCAGAGCGTGGTTCTACAAAGCCTATTTTCACATTGAAATTGCCGTCCCTGTCCTGCTTCGCTGGAGACACGCCAAGCGCCGATTCAAGTTCTCCGGTGGAGCGGCTTTTAACCTTCGTGTTTTTGCCGACCACGGAAGCCAGATTGCTTTTCACCTTGTCATATACGACTTCGGCACCGGCTTCCAGAACCTTCGGTATGATATCATCGGTTTTTTCAGCCAGCCTTGATACCTTCAGCAGGAAATCCTCCGGCATTTTGAAATCGACCTTAGCCATCTACGCTCACCGCCAATACTTCAAGATACATACCTCGGCCCTTTACATTTTCAACCGAGTATATGTTGTAGCGCTTACCTTCGCAGACAATAACATGGCGGGTGTTAAGTTCAAGGCCGGGAATGACCCGCAGGCGGAACAAAGCATTTACCTCATCCGACTGCGCCATATTACGCCATTTTTCCGTAGAGTTTTTCTGCTCAAAATATGCCCTGACCGAAGCAAGAACTGTGTCCCCGTGATTAACGAAGCCATCGTCATCCTTGACCGGCTCTGCTGATATGATTTCAATGAAGGAGTTCATCTTACCAAAACTCATGCTTACACCTTCCAATCCCGGTCAAGCTTAAGAAGGAGATTGACCGTATTCCACACCTGCTGCCCGGCCTGCACATTGTCGGCAAAAAAGCCGCCCGTGCTGCCGTCCCTTGATTCGTAAAAATGGGACGACAGCATGATGACGGCTTGCTCTGTGGTAGGAGGCATCGGATTATCTTTATAGTAGTTTTCCGGCAGGTGCTGATAGCTCTCGGCATAAGATACGGCGGCGGTGATATACATTTGAAGCAGATCATCGTCCGCATTATGCTCAAGAATGAGATTTGCCTTTACTTTTTCAAGCAGCGTCATTCCGCCACCGTCCTTTCTTTATTCTTCTGTTTCCGGTTCGTTGATTACAACAGTGAATGTGGCTTCGGGATAACCGGATGACCAGAGAGTGAACGACTTCGGTGTGTTTACGATTTCATCGCACTTCAGCCACATAACGATATCTCCAGCCTGCCCGCCGACAGCCGCAGCTTCGTTTGCGTCAGCTGATGTCAGCTGACTGCCGTTATACTTGACTGCCGTGATTGCAGGAAGTCCTGTTGTGATGAGGATAGCGACCCATTTATGCGTACCCTGCGACGGATTCGAGCTCGCATATGCAAGCAGCTCATCAACCGGAACGGTGAGTGTAATGACATTGTCCTCGATTGCGATGGATTCGACTTTGCTTTGATTGGCTGTCATATCTTCGCTGAGAGAAGTGGGTGCCTTGGCGACCGAAACATTCCATGTATCGGGTATCATAAGCCCCGCATCCTTTATCTTTATAAGAAGAGCATTCAAATCGTCCTTGACTTCGGCAACGTTGGAGGCTGTGCTGGCAGCCTGGTTAATGGCAGAAGGAAGCCCCGTTACCGAGGCTCCCTCCTTAATTTCAAGCGTTCCGCCGATGACGGTTTTTTCGCCGCCCTGTTCGGTGTAATTTTTGGTGTTGTAACTCATACTGCACCTCCGTTAAGCCTTCTGCTGGAGTACCTTGATAGCCTCCGGCAAAATCAGTTTGCCGTCAACACGCTGGGTGGCGACAAAGCCGACCTGGCCTGTTGCAGCATAAAGTTCATTGAGTCTCTTAAATACACGGCCCTGGCGGTCGGCTACCCAGTAATAACTGAAATCGCCGAACACGATGCTCTTTGCGCCCGAGGCAATTGCGGGTACATATGCCGAGGTATACAGCGGACGGTTCAAAATGGTGTCAGGAGTGCCGGCCTGCAGAGAGGGCTGCCAGAGGTACTGGCCGTTGCCGTCCTTCAGCTT